GTTGCCGAGTCTCCACCGCGAACTTCGTCTGCGAGACCTGTCCCGGTTGAGCAGGCCGATCTGCAGGATTGGATTTCACATGAAACGGGAGATACTGCGTTTCACCGTTCACCGGATTCTTCAGCTCGAGACGGCCGTGCACACCGAAGTTCGCATCCTGCGTGAAGAAGAGGGGATCGATCTCGAGCTTCGTTGCGAGCACGTCTGCATACCAGTCACCGGCGGCCCGGTCAGCGTTCAGCTTGAGGATCGTATTGGCAGCAGTATCGTTCTTCGCAAGCTCCCGACTCAGAGCTTGGGCAATTGCGATATCCGATCCAACATTCCCCGACCGAAGCCGATCAATATGCGTCGCGACTGTCTCCGCAGAAAACCCGGTCTCCGCAGCAATCTTCCCTACCGCTTCATCCGCGACCTTCTGCCCGATCTCCTCCCGCCATGCCTTCCGCATGAGGGGGATGCCGATAATCTCGAACGCGCCACCGATCGCAGCGTCTCTCGCCATCCGAGCGAAGCGAGACTCGCCGTTATCGAGATGAGCGAACGCAGAGATCGAGGCCGCCGAAGCCCCTGCCGCAACGGTCGAGCGTGCAACCTTTCCCGTCATCGTCGCCGCAGTTGCTACTCCCGTCGCTCCTCTGAACGCTCCGTAAGTGGCGACATTGATAGGCAGCCCACCAATAAGCTCACCAACGATTTCGGGCGCCAGGACGACCTTATCACGGACGTGGCCATCGATACTTCCTCGGGAGTCAAGCTCCTGAAGAAGGTCGCGACGAGCGCGATCTCCTGCTCGTTGCATGAGCTTCCAGTCGTTGGAGAAGAAGCTCGAGACCGGGTAGAAGAACCCCCGTGAGATCCCGTTCTGCATCGCTGCGACGGAGCTCCTCCAGAGCCTTCCGGTTTCCGGAGTCGTGACCGAAGCCGATGAAGGAATCTCCTTTGTCTGTTTCGAGTGGCCACCTTTGATCACCTCGGCGTTGAAGATATTCCCATCATCATCGGTTAACGCGGCGAGGTGACGGCCGTACTTATCCTGTGTATCCCCCGCTTGTAGCGAGACGGTGACGTTCTTCCCGGTTCCCAGCTTCTTCAGGAAGGCTGACGCCTCTGGTCCGCCAGACTGGACCTTCTTAGTAGGATGAACTGTTTCAGGGGTGTCCAACCCAGCAAGCCTGACTCTTCCGAATCCTTCCAGGTCGAGTGTGTCACCGTCTATGACGTTCGTCACCCGGAAGCGCTTCCCAGGTTTGTCGAACTTCTTTTCGAGGGCAGCGTCGATCTCGTCCAGGATCGTAATCGGACGTCCTGCCGGTTGTTGGGACAGTGGCTTATTCACACCTGACTGTCCCAACGATGCGTTGATATCGTCGAAGATACTCACTTGCGAATCCCTTCAAGGATCTTCTTGATTTCGAGGAGCCTCTCGTCGATGGCCGTGATCACTTCCGGGTTGGTCGCTCTCTCCTTCGTTTGGATAAGCTTCCTCGCCCCGTCCTCGAGGTGACGATGCATGAGGATGCGCACGCCGGGGGTGGTCAGCAACTTCTCATTCAACCACTTCCCGATCTGCGTACCATCCCAGTCCTTCTGCATTCCGAGTAACTCCATCGCTTGTTCCTGAGTGACGTTCCCACCCAGGTTTTGCATAAGCGGACCGGCTGCGTTAACAGGGTTACCTGGCGAAGCCCACACCTCACCGAGGAAACCCATAACGGAGGGACCGACGGCATCTGCGAAGACGCGCCCTCCGAGCGAGGTATCGTCGCTGATCTTGTCTCCAACGGCCTGCCCAGCGAGACTACCTGTACCGAACATCGTCTTCACCCCGGACATGATCGCGTCTCTCCACACAGGCTGCTTCGCGGCCATAGGGTCGAGGCCCATATCCTTCGCGACGATTTCGACAATCTTATCCGAGAGGAGTTCGATCTGATTCCCGAGTTGCTTCTTATTCCCGACGCCTGCTTTCCTCTCGTCGAGCAGCGTCTGAATCGTCTCTCGCCATCCCTTAATGCTCTCCCGAACGTTCTGACTCCTCTTCATCAAAACATCCGTGAACAAGGCTTCCGCCTCATTCCCCATCTTCGTCTGGGCCATCTCGATGAAGCCCTTGTACTGCGTCTCAGCACCCTCCGACAACTTCGTGCCGTACATAACGTGCCCGGCAAGCTGTCCCGCGGTGTCCGAGTTCAGCGTATACCCGCTCTGCTGCATGAGCGAGTTCACAATCTGCATCTTGAAGTGGGCTTCCGACTGAATCCTCCCCTTCACGCCTTCTTGGTAGGTTGCCCAGCCCAGCTGCAGTTGCTGGGCTGCTGTGGTCTTCATCTTCTGATCCAACCCGTTGAGGAGATCGTACTTCCCCTCATACTGAGCCTGGACAACTGCCGCCGCATACTTCTTCGCAGCGCCGGCATCCCCGAAGAGCTGCATCCCTTCCTGCGTCGCACGGACCATCGCGGCGTTCCTCGCTTGCGGTCCGATGTCAAACTTCTGCTGCATGACCCTCTCGGTCATGTCAGGATACTGCTTGGACAAATCCTCCAGGATAAACTGGTCGACGGGTTTGTCCCAGCCGAGGGAACGTTCAAACGGACTATCCGACTTCCGCAATGCATCCCGAAGTTCGGTATCCGACTTCCTCGTCTCGAAGTCAAACGCTCCGATCTTCAGGTTCTGTCTCATCGCCTCCAGCTGGACCTTCCCGGTCTCAACAGCCTGGTCGGCGAGGTCAACGGCCGTAGCGATAGTCGCCTTGTCCCGTTCCTTCTGAGCGAGTTCCTCCGACGTCCATTTGCGGATCGCGTCAGGACGAAGCCGGAACTTCGGCTCCTTCTTCCCGCCTCCATCCTGCGGCCGCTCAGCCTGAGGGATTTCCTCCATCAAGCCGAGGTACGTCAATACGTCCGGAGTCTGCGACTTCGTGAACAACGTCTGCGCGTCAGGCGTGAGCGAGTTATACTTCATCCTCGCATCGAGCTTCGCGTGAACGAGATTAGCGTCGTTCGACTTCTTCTGCTGCGAGAGCTGCATCCCAGCCTGCAACGTCCCCATGAACGACTGGACGAAGGAGGCGACCTTATCTCCTGCCCCATCTTCGTAATACTGCCGTCCTTGTTTATCCGTCTTAAGCCTGGGCATGAGCCAACTCCTTCATGCTCTGCATCAACACACCCATCACGTCGATGAGGTGAATCGTTCTTCCATCACCCACACCGAACTTCTCCTGGAAGTCCTGTGCCATCGGTCCGATATGGCGCACCGGATCTCCCTTATACCGCCACGTGGAGATAGGCAAGTCCTTCACCATCTCCAGGACGTTACCTTCGACGGGCTCGATAGCCTCCTTCGCGTTTCGATCGGACAGCATCGGAGCCCAGTAGGGCATACTCGCCATGAGGCCTCCGCCTATCGCACCGATCGCCGAGGGCCACCCACTCGACCCCTGCTGATATGGTTGTTGTACAGGCGGGAAGTTCGTTGCGTAGCCCATCGCATTCTGGAGCATCGGCGGGCCTTGTGCCTGACGAAGAACCTCGTTATACCACCGCGAGAGGTTTGCCTCCTGCATCCTCGAGGACTCCTGCGCGTAAGCACCGAGGCCAGGAGTAAGCGAAGCCGCGGCACTCGCGAGGCCTGCTCCTCCTTGCATGTATTGACCAGCGCCGCCCATTAGATTGCCGAGATGCTGTCCCTGCAGACCTGCGTTGCCAAGCTGGAGATTCCCGTACGTTCCCATTGCGGAGTTCGCGAGCCCGCCTGCATTCGCAGTAGCGCTCATACTCCGATCAGCACCCTGACCCCACAAACTCATCAGGGACGAGAGCGAATCCTGAATCCCAGAACCCGCCTGTATCGCTTGGCCGCTGGATCCGAGGTTAAGCTGCCCAACCGAGGATAGGAGTTGCGAGAGAGCACTCTGCTCCGTACCGCCCGCAGAAAGCCTACGATTCTGCGCCTGCGTATCCAACCCCGCCGCCAGTTCTGACTGTTGTTTGATGATGTCTGCAATACCGCGACTGGCACCACGACCAAGGGCATCTGAAATATCAGAACCAGCACCCAGACCCATCGCTCCGTATTGCTCACGGATCTGGGCAAGGGTATCTTCCAACGTCTGCATGCCCGACGTCTTAATCGCATCCAGCTGCGGATTGATGTCATTGCGACCACCTGTGAGAGCGAGCTGACGGAGGGTATCCATCCCCATCCCGCCCTGAGCCCCAGCGAGGAGAGGATTGTTAACCGCGGACGGGTTCATGGACGCAGCATTCAACGCCTGCATTCCTTGTCCACCCATCATCTGATTAGCGTAGCCTTGATTCCAACCACCTCCCTGCGCTAGGCCCATCAACTGCGACATCGCGTTCTGCGATCCGTTGACATACGGCGACAGCATGGAGTAGTCAGCCTGAGGAGCTTGAGCCCTCATCAACTGATCCATATACCCAAGGCCTCGATTCGTCGCACCCTGCGAGGCGTTGAGGGAGTTGTACATCGTGTTGTTGAAGGTGCCCCACGATGGATCCATCGACAACGTGAGGTCTTCACGTCCGAAGATAGGATCGTAGCGACCCCCCGGATTCTTCAACGCGTCGAGCATATACCCTTGCAGGTATTGCCGGAGAGGTCCTAGGTCAGGAGGGATGTTCCCAGATTGGTAATTCGGCGAAGTATTACGTACTCCTCCGTTAGTATAACCTCCGCCGTCTGGAGGAACATACCCTGGAGGAATAGGCCTACCATCTTCCGAGTACTCTTGATCCTGATCTCTTGGAACTGCCACACCTGACGAACTCGCTTGTCTCGCAGACACCCCATTCAACGCGGTCCCCTGAAACATGTTCGCCCAGCCTGCGGGCATGTTCGCGGCGACGGAAGGCTGTTGATCGCCTTGTAACTTCTGCCGTGCTATCCGCATGTCATGCACGGGTTGCATCCGTGCAGCCATCGGATTCGCCGACATCATTCCTACACCAAAGAAGTCTTCGGTCTTGGGAGCAGCGAACATTCTAATTCCTCACGGAGCATGCCGAGGACCCAGAGATCGGTCGGCGGTTGAGAAGGCCACATTCTCCGTAACGTGCCTTCCATGACGAACCCGATGTCTCGATAGAACGACTTCAACGGGACATTACTCACCGGGACGGAAACGCTGATCTTCATCAGCTCGAACTTCTCAAACGCCTCCGCCATGATCATCTTCACGACTTCCTTACGATTCCGGTGAAGCTTCTGATCCCAGAATACTACGTCGAGGTAACCGTAATATCCCGGAATAATCCCTGAGAGGTAGACTAGGCCAACCTCCCCCGTCTGCACGAACCACGCGTTCTTCGCGATGAGCGTCGCTGCGAAGGCCTCCACCGATGTTCTCGGCAGCTTCAACTTCGCATACTGCTCCACCAACTGCATCGCGTGTTCCGGCGTCTCAAGCACCAACGGCTTGAGGTCATCCGGCCGTAGCTGTGTCACGCCGTCACGGGTGGAGCTAAGACGAATATCTTTAACGATTGTGCGTTCGTGCTGACCGTGATGTAGATTGTTGACGTTGTCCATGCTGTTGCACCTTTGTTAACGACGCCCGTTACCGGTGGGATCATCAGAATAAACCCTACCGGTACCACTCCTAACGTATGACTAACCGCTGTCTCCGTTCCTCCAACTGCGTGGGAGGTGAACTCAATCCACTGGCCCGATATATTGTCGGTGTCGGTGCCATTTCCAAACGTGATCTGGCCGTTGAGCCACTGAGCCCAGGTGTCCAATAACTTGCCAACGTCGGCCGTGACACGGGTCGCCCATTGCTGCCATGATGGAAACTTCTCAGGAGAAAACGGATTGAACGATACATTAAACTTCACGTCTGGATCGGCTCCCGCAACTCCAACACGGGATTGAACTCGATGATCTGAAAAGACTCATCGGAAGTATTATTCACGAACTTGAAACGAACACGATCCCCTGTCACCTGGTAGTCGTCAAAGATGGCATCGATATTGCCTCCTGGAGTACCAGTCGTATTCAGCGAGAGCGAGTACGGCCCAACCCATGAGCCTCCACCGTTAGTGGAGAAGTAAAGCTGCACAGTGCAGTTAGCACCGGTATCCTTATATTTTATCCCGAGAGACTTCAGCGTAATCCTACTCGGAGGAACTTCCGTCGTTATATCATCGGACTCCAAGTCACGCGAAGTCCAATAACAGTTAATCGCAGCTCCATTATCCCCAGAGTACTGCTGTCCCCAACGATAAACCTTCCCATCCGTATGCCCGGTAATCAGCATCGGGTACGCGGACGCTAGGAGTCTTGAATCATACTCCCAATTCTGAGCGTCGATCGTCCCGACAAGATCGTCGATAGTCGTAGTGTCATCATTCCTACAAAGCGTGGCGCAAGTCGGGCCAGAAATGGACCATGGATACCAGATGTCCCTTCCGTAGTTATACACCCACACTGCATTCGGGGTTGTCGCACCTCCCTGACATGCGAAAAGAAGATACTCCTTCGTGTCGCTCATCACCTCAGAGAAATTCGCCCGGATCGCTGACGGCGTCACCTGATTGAAAATGTAATCCCGGATGGGCAACGCGACACCCCTCTCCTGAACGCCATTCCAATTATAGATATCATCATTCCCCATGAAGATATGGCCGGTGCTACCCGGCAACGGCTTCAAGGTTCTTTCGGCATAAAGCCCAACACCCTCCGTCTTGACCCGAAGTGTATACGGAGCAAGGACCTGCCCTGTTCTCTCGGCCATGTGAATCGACCGCTCCGTATACGCGATCATCCCTTCCCCAAGCTTCCTGATCCCCCGTAGTTGATACGGGTACTCAGTCTGATCGGAGAACCCCGATCCCGCCCCCGTCCAATCGGTGTGGTCACTAGCGACTGGTCTACGGATGCGGAAGGGCTTAGTAACACCAGTCTCAACGGTGTACGCGGCGAATAATCGGTCTGCGAAACGAGTGAGATATCGGGTGATAGGGGCATTGGCATTCAGGACTGCGTAAGTCGTTGCCACCGTAGAGATATCATGCCGTAGAATCTTATCCACGCCTTGACAGAAGACGATGGAGTTCTGAGAGGTCTCGAACGTAAACCACTGCGTATCTCCCCCAGCCATCGCAGGACCAGTCAGCGCAGCCCAGA